GGCCGAACGCGGTGTGGCTCATCAACCAGGACGTCGAGCCACTGCTTCAGGCAATGGCGTTCCCCGCGGCGTCCGGCTCGGCGGTGTTCCCCGCCTACTTGCCGCCCGGTGGCCTGAGCGACAGCCCATACGGACGCCTCATGGGCCGGCCGGTTCTTCCGCTCGAGGCCTGCCAGACCGTCGGCACCGAGGGTGACATCATCCTCACCGACCCGACGCAGTACCTCGTGGTGATGAAGGCCTCGGGCATCCGCAGCGACGTGTCGATTCACCTCTACTTCGACAGCGACCACGTGGCGTTCCGCTTCATCATGCGGGTCGGCGGGCAGCCCTACTGGCCGGCGGCCATCACCCGGCAGAACGGCTCGAACACGCTGAGCAGCATCGTCACGCTGAACAGCACGCGCACGTAAGCCGCGGACCGAAATCGGGCCCGGGGCTGCGCCGCCCGGGCCTTTCCACTCAACCCACAACCTTCAACCTTTACCAGGAGCACAACATGCAGAACGAGAGAGACCTCGTCGCCTACCTCAAGGCCCAGCGCGACATCGAGCCGCGCGTCATCATGGCCGGCAACGCGACGTACACCGGTCAGACCATCGACCGGCAGCACTTCGGCAACTCGACCCACGTCATCATCACCGGGACGCTCACCGATGCGCTGTACACCTGCAACCTGTACGAGTCGGACGACTCGGGCATGTCAGGTGAGACGAAGGTAGCGAACGCTGACCTGCTGGGGCAGACGCAGGACTTCGTCATCACCGGCACGGCGGGCGTCGACAGCAACAAGGCGGTGCTCGTCGGCTACAAGGGCACGAAGCGCTATCACCGGCTGAAGATCGTCCAGTCGGGTGCGACCACGGGCGGCTACATCGCCTCGGCCTGCATCCAGAGCTCGCCCGACTACGCCCCCGTCGCGGGCGCCACCCTCGGCTCGTAAACCTGGAGCCAGGTGCCGGCGCGGCTCATCACACCGCCGGTCAGCGAGCCACTCTCGCTCGCCGATGCGAAGGCGCACCTGCGGCTCGACACCGCCCTGGACGACGCCTACGTCAACGCGCTGATCGTCGCTGCCCGCCAGTACACGGAGGAGGTGTGCTGGCGGGGCATCGTCGCCCAGACCTGGGAGCTCGTGCTCCCAGGCTTCGTGGGCGATGACCGCTTCGAGCTCGGCGAGCGCGCGCGACGCCACTTCTACCTGCCCGTCGGGTACGAATGGAGCAACGCCGACCGCGCGTACCGGTTCCTGCCGTACATGGAGCTCGAGCGCGGGCAGCTCACGACCTCGCTCGCCTCCGATGCGGTGAAGTACATCGACCAGAATGGCGTGCAGCAGACGCTCGCCCAGAGCGTCTACGTGGTCGACAACGTGCACGTGCCCGCGCGCCTGCAGCTCGCGTATGGGCAGAGCTGGCCCCTGACGCGCGACCAGTGGGACGCCGTGCGCGTGCAGTACCAGGTCGGCTGGGCCGATGCCGACTCGGTGCCGCTGCCGCTCAAGCAGGCCATGCTGCTGCTCATCTCGCAGCTGTACGAGCACCGAACGCCCGAGGTCGCCGGCATCATCACGCCGGTGCAGTTCGCCTACGACGCGCTGATCGCCCCCTACCGCCTCAACCGCATCGGGTGACCGCGTGAAGCCGACCACCGGCCAGGGCATCAACGCCGGCGCGATGCGCGAGCAACTGACGCTGCAGAAGCGCTCGACCTCCCAGAGCGCCTCAGGCGAGCCGGAGCTCAGCTGGGACGACTTCGCCACCATGCGCGCGGAGCCGCTCCGCACGCCCGGCCGGGAGATCTACGCCGCGGCCGAGCGCAACGCCCGCGTGCCCACGACGTTCAAGCTCCGCTACCTCGACGGCGTCCTGCCGGAGATGCGCGCCGTCGACAGCAAGCAGCGGGTCTACAACATCAAGAGCGCCATCGACCCGACCGGTCGCCGAGAAGAGCTTCTCCTCACCTGCGAGGAGCTCGTCGAGGACGCGCCGTCATGAGCGACCTGGTCGAGATGAACGTGCAGGGACTCGATGCCCTGCAGGACCAGCTGCTCGAGCTCGGCGCCGAGCTCGCGCTGAAGACGCTCGCCCAGGCGGCCCGCAAGGCGTTCGCACCGGTGCTCGAAGCGGCGAAGAGCGGCGTGCCCATCTGGTCCGGGGCGCTCCGCGATGCCATCAAGCTCACGGTGAAGAAGCCCGCCGAAGGGGACGCTGTCGTCGTGGTCGGCCTCTATGTGGGCAAGGACGCCGGCTACAAGACGGGCGAGCTCCCGCCCGAGCGCCGCTGGCACTTCATCGAGCTAGGCACGTCGAAGTATGCCGCGCATCCGTTCCTGCGCCCCGCACTCGATGGGCAAGCCTCGGAGGTGCTCGACGCGCTCAAAGAGGAGATCGCCGCCGCCATCGAGCGCGCGGTCGCCCGGAAAGCCAGGGGCAAATGAGCAGCTCAGGAGACCTGCTGTACGCGGCGCTCAGCGGTGATGCGACGGTCACCGGCCTGGTCGGAACGCGCATCTATCCGAACAAGATACCGCAGGGCCCACGGGCGATGACCTTCACCGCCATCGTCTACCAGGTCGTCTCCGACCTTCCGCAGAATGCGCTCACCGGCGACGCGTCGAATCGCCTGCGCAACGCGCGGGTGCAGGTCGATTGCTACGCGAAGAAGTACGACACCGCCCAGGCCATCGCCGACGCGGTCGACACGGTCGTCACCAAAGACACCACACTGAACGGGTGGCGGGAAATCTCCCGCGATTTCTACGAGGACGAGGCGGAGCTCCATCGCGTGTCGATGGACGTGCTCCTTTGGCGCTGAAGGGCTGTCCACGGCCGCTCGTAACGTCTTCTGCATCTCGAGCAGGAGACCGCACGAATGACGACGAAGGCGACCAGCACCAAGTCAGTGAAGCTCCAGCGGGGCGACGGTGGCGGCCCGGAGACCTTCACCACCATCGCGGAGGTCCTCTCGTTCAAGGGCCCGAGCGAGAAGGCGCCGCAGCTGGACGCGACGAGCTTCGACAGCGCGGCGATGGAGTTCATTGCCGGCCTGGCCGACAACGGCGAGCTGACCGCTGAGGTCAATTACATCGGCAGCGATGCGCAGCAGCAGGGACTGCGGACCGACCTCCGCAACGGCACGAAGCGGAACTTCAAGCTCATCTTGAATGACAGCCAGGGCGTGCAGCCGACGACCATCTCCTTCGCGGCCATCGTCACCCAGGCGCCGGAGATCGGCGGAGCGGTGAACCAGGTCATCAAGGGCGCCATCACGCTGCGCATCACTGGCCAGGCCACCTGGTCCTACTCGGCGTAAGGAATTTCAAACCCGCAGCTCGGAGAACCGACGGCAATGGCAACTCTCACGGTCAAGACGGTCACCCGCACCCCGGAGGACTTCACGGCCGACGCGACGGCGGCGGCGGGCGGCGGGGACAAATTCGCAAACGACGGCTTCACGTTCCTGATGATCAAGAACGGCGACGCATCGGATCACACGGTCACCGCCACAATTCAGCTGGCCGTCGACGGGCAAACCCCGTCGGGGGCCTCGCACAACATCACCGCAGGCCACACGGCGATCCTCGGGCCGTTTCCGACGAGCATCTACAACGATGGCAGCGGCTTCTGCAATTTGACCTACTCGGCCGTGACGTCCGTCACGGTGCTGCCGGTCAAGTGCGTCGGTTCCGGGTGAGTCCACGCTTCGGGCGAGGCTGATGCCTCGTGCCCGCGCTCTCTTCGCTGCTGGTCGACCTGCAGGTCAACACCGCCGCGCTCCGCAAGGGGCTCGACGATGCCAAGGGCCTGCTGGCGAGCTTCGGCAAGTCCGTCGGAGACATCAGCAAGCAGCTGAAAGAGCTGCAGGAGATGAAGGGCGTCGAATGGGGCAAGGAGCTCGTCGAGGGCCTCGCCGAATTCGTCCAGAAGGGCGCTGAGGCGGCAGAGCAGGCCGGGCGCCTCGCACAGGCGACTGGCATTCCTGTCGAGCAGTTCAGCCGCCTCGCATACGCGGCGAACGTCACCGGCCTCTCGAGCGACGACCTGGCGAAGTCGCTCGAGAAGCTCGATAAGAACCTCGCGGCCGCTGGCGCCGGCGCCGTGCAGCAGACGGCGCTGTTCAACGCCCTCGGCGTCGCGGTGAAGGACTCGAGCGGCAACGTGCGCCCCGTCGAAGACGTGCTCGGCGACCTGGCCCAGACGTTCTCAGGGCTGCAGGACGGCGCTTCGAAGACCGCGTTGGCGATTCAGGTCTTCGGCAAATCTGGCGCGCAGCTGATTCCGTTCCTGAACGAGGGCCGCGCCGGCATCAAGGAGCTCGAAGAAGAGGCCGACCGCCTCGGCATCACGCTCACCGGCCAGGCGGCCGCATCGGCGAAGGGCTTCGAAGACAACGTCAAGAAGCTTGAGCTCGCGGTGAACAGCATCGCGACACGCGTCGCGGGCGACCTCACGCCGGCGCTGAAGGCGCTGACCGACAGCTTCATCGCGAGCGACACGGCGAGCTCGGGGCTGAAGACCACGGCGCAGGACCTCACCGT